CGTCAGCCTGGCCGGCTCCTGCTGTTGCTTCGGCCGGTGGTCTCCCCATAATTCGCCTTCAGCTTTACGGCGCCGCAGCAGACCAGCCTCCACGTTGGTGCCAGGGTTGCGGTACAGCTCCATGGCCTTGGGCACCTGGTCCCAGGCTTGCTCGCGCAATACGCGACTGATGGTCTCGAAGCCGGTTGCACCGTAGAAGCCTTCGCCCAGGTTGTAGGCAAAGCTCACCAGCGCCGATCGCTGGTTGTCATCCATCACCTTCCAGTGGGGGATGGTGCTGGCAAGTTTGTTGGCGATCCGATCGACCTCCAACCGCAGCAGCATGTCGGCCTCGATCATGTTGATCTTGTCGCCACGCTTCACCTGCACACCGCCGCTGTAGCGGGTGGTGCCATAGCCAATGGTCCATGGGTCGCCACCACTGAGCGGATCAGGGTAGGCCGAGAGATGGATGCCCTCGAACTGCTTGATCAGATTGATCGCAGCGCTGAGGTCCAGCTGCTTGCCATCTTGGCTCCAGGCCTCGAACCACGGCCGATCACGCCGCATCGATGTCTGGTATCCATTGGCGGCCAGGTCCTGCTCCAGCAGGCTGATCGCCGCGGCCTGATGAGGGAGGCCTTTGTAATACCGAAACAGAGCCTGCAGCGTGATCGGTGCCGTGTTGGCCATGTGGTCAGCGACGCTTCGGGAACATGATCTTCAGAGCCTGCAGCAACAGCTGGACCCAGCTGTTTGATTTAAGGCTGGACATGCCGATGATCTCGGAGCCAGCGGCAACGATGATCGCGATGATCGCAACGGTTTCAGCAGACATAGCGGTAGCGTCTGGCTTCCCGATTATGGGCGCATCTCAAGGGCGCGCACACGCTGGTCGAGTTCAGTGAGCTGCGCGCGGGCGTCGACCTTAAGCTCATCCAAAGACTTAGCCATCTGCACGATCGTGGCCTCGATCCGTGCGGACTGAACCTGCATTGAAATCAGCAGGCCGCCAATGGCCACCATCCCAGCAGCCAGGGCAGCCGGCAGCGACTGGGTGAGCACCTCGCTCACGCTCCTAGTTTCGTCGCTCACCGGCAGCACCTGGCTCGAATCCAGAATAGCGATCGAACGGGTCCGGCTTGCCCTGCAGGATTGCCACCGCGCGGCGGTAGTAGTGGTTATCTGTCTTCCCGACTGCTTCGAGGTGGTCGCGTATCTTGCGCCAGTTCTCGCGAGTGTCGGGATCCATATCAGCGCCCCTGCCCCCTGAGTGGCTTGCGGCCGCGGCGCCTGGGGCGTGACTGCTGGCCATACCCCTGGCGCGTGGTCTTCGGCGGGCCAGGCTGGTGCTCGATGCGAGCGGTTCCGGTCTTACTGCGGACGGCCATCAGCTCTCGGGGGCAGGCTCGGGCTCATCCGCCGGCAGCGGGGTGTTGCCTTCCTCCAGCCAGCGCAGGTACTCCGCGTAATCGCGGTTGGCGGGATCGAAGGGGATGAAGGCGTTGTCGGTGAGGCGGATGACGGTGCAAGGCTCACCAAAAGGGTTGTGGGCAAGTTGGTAGGTCATTGGTTACAGCTCAGCAGAGGCGGCGTAATCGGCATCAAAGTTTGCCCAGCCAGTGCTAGTGCAGTTTGCATAAGCTTGAAACGAGTAATTGTAAAGGCGACTTGTATTCATTGAGCTGGCATTAGAATATGAAATCGCACTGTATGTAATTGTTGGTGAAACTCGCTTCTGCACCACAAAAGGTATTTGATAGCCAAACGCAGTGCCGCCAGTTGCGTTGACCATGAAACAAGCGTGGCCAAACTCGTAATACCTCTGACACAACGCCAGCTCCTGCCCATAACTGCGCCGCTCAAACGGGGTGGCGACGGAGCCGGCTTCTAGTTGCACGCCGGTGATGTAGAACGTGGCTCCGTTGGTGCCGACGACGCTGGTGGCTCCGGTGGCGGACACGTAGTTAGCGCCTGCCCAAGCACCAGCAGTGCCGCTCATAGTTGTACCAGAGCCAAGGCTAAAACCGAGGCGGATTCCAGCGCCATTGTTTGTCAGCCAGGTTCCGGTTGTATCGCCAGGAATCGTTATGGACTTTTTCTCCCATGTGTTCGCTGCGCTGATCGCATAACTAGACGGGTAGCTTCTTGTGAAGCCGTCGTTCTGCAATGAACCGCCAAAAGTACCTGTCAGGCTTGAACGCACCCAAAAGGACAACGTAATCGTCGCGGCGTTAGCAGACCCCCAGCCAAGATCCGCAACATTAAGTCCTTCGATGACATGGCCAAATATGTACTGCTCACCAGCAGGAACCGTGTAAGCCGACAGAGAGACTGCACCTATGTAGTTCGTAAATCCAGCAGGAGGTGTAACACTCCCTGAGTTCTGTTGACATGAAAATTTGCCAGTTACCGAGCCATATCCAAACGTTCGGTCAACTGGATAAGCAAGCAAATTAGGCGTCACACTTGCCCCAGCATTTCTCTGGTCGATCCGCATGTCGCCGTTGATGATGCGGTTCCTGCCGCTCAGGCTGCCACTGGTGGGGTAGGCGAGACCGTTGAGCGTTGCCGTGCTGTCCGATGCCAGCACAATCGCCGGCGATGCTGCGGAGGCGTGTTGCAGGTTTGTGACTTTGATCGTGCTCATGGGGTCACCTCCAGGGCGGCGAGCTGGTCAGCGGTGGGTTCTGGAAGCGTCGGGTGGTTCCAGGCGCGGATGTAATCGCCGCGACCGTCGGAATCGTTTTGCAGGGCGATGGTGCCATCCATGAATAGCTGCTGTTGGTCAGCAAGCTCGGGGTAGATGGCGATGATCTGTTCGTAGAGAGTCATGGTCACGCGGGTCTAATAAGGGCGGCTGCAAAAAAGGAGGCACTGGAACTGCCTATTACAACGCCGTTTGCACCGTAAACATAGGCGTAAAGCTCTACATAATCAGTGCTGCCGTTTAAATAAATAACGGACGATATTCTTAAGGGACAATACATGTATGTAGACCCAAAAACTCCTCCCCCTGAAACTGAATCTACTGCTCCATTTTTGTAAATGTTTATTGTTCCGTTTTGAAGAGAATTGTTTTGAATATCAAGAACTGCGACTACGCTGTAGTACCCGGCTATGTTAGGAGTAAACCTGTAAGTTGAGGTATCAAAACAGGACGCAGTATCAAAGTTTTCAGTGTTGATATTGATCTTTGTTGTTACGTTATTAGTGATGGTTTGGTTGCTGCCTAGATAAGCCCTAAATGCCGGACCTGCCGCCGTCATCCGATCCACCCAGCTCAGCGTTCCCGAGCCATTGGTGCTCAGCACCTGCCCACTGCTTCCATTCCCCGTCGGCAGCACCAGCGTGTTGGAGCCAGCAGCTGCGGGGGCGTCAATCTCAACGTACCCAGAGGTACTTCCATTCAGGCGTAATGTCATGGGGTCACCTCCAAGGCGGCTTTGATGTCTTCAGGGGTTGCCGCTGCGTCAATGGCGTCTTGGATGGCGGCGTACTTATCGCGGATCTCTTGGCGGGCAGCTTCTGCAGCTTCCGCATCCGCACCGGGGATCTGCTTCATGATCACCTCATCGTGCGGGGCAAACTCCTCAGCACGCTTGGCGCGGCGCATGTCATGACCCAGTGCCTTGCACTTATCAAGGTCATGTTCGATGCAGCAGTCGCCCAATACCCACGCATTGCGGAAGGTGCGATCAGCAGGGATGGCATCGTCTTCCACGATCTCGTAGGGTACGCCCTCGGGAACATCTTTAGCGGCTACTTCTTCAATGCTCAGCTCACCCGTGGGATGGATGACGCTGACGCCGCCTTCAGAATTTTGGTAGATGATTTTCATGGTGTTACCTCAGCGGAAGATGGCGACAGAAATGTTTGATGTGTCATGTCCAGCAGCGCCTGCGGCTGATGTGTTCCAAGGAGATGCTGTGTACACTCGACACGAACCTGTTAATTGATCTCGAATTGATGCAATCAAATTCTGGCTTGTATTTGTCAAGTTTCCGTTGAAAGTGGTGGCGCAAACCATGGAGTAATTCGCATCCGCCAACGCCGTCGTGAAGTTCACCGTATAGTCGCCCGTCCCGTTATCAGTAATGCTGCTCACATTGCCGCTAGCGCGAATAGCAACCACGCCAGTGCCGTTGAAGTTCACCCACGCCCTAGCGCCATAAATCGGAGCAGAACCCGACTGTGCGCCATCAAGTTTGGCAGC